CTCGTATGCCGTCGTATCCATATAGCCTTCCGCGTTTCTTCTTTCTATCCTGAATTCATCAGACACATGTCTATCCTCCATTTCTGGAAGAACAAAATTGAGCTCTCTTGCGTCCTTCCGAAATACACAGGACCAAAAGAGCTCAATTGAGCAAAAACAGATTCAGTCTTTTTGATAAAAGTCGCAGACGTACCCATCAGCCCGAAGAAGCAGGCCCGGTATCCAAGGTGGCGTCCGGCCCATCTGTTCACAGATCGCATCCAGCGATACGTCCTCCCGGCACTCGATGATCAGCTCATCGTGAACGTGAGCACAGATAAAACAGTGTTGCAAGGTCTGCATTGCATACACCAGAATATCCCTGCAGATCGCCTGGGTAATATTCTCGCAGACCTTCGGACCGTATGTTTCGATCCGGCTCCAGTGCTTTGTCGCATCCAAGCCCATGTATGTCACGCAGTCATTTCCAAACTGGTTAACTCCGATCCTGGGCTTCACGTAAGACAGGACCCTCCCGGAGGGCAGCGTGATAAAGAGCATGCCATTCCGGCAGATAAACTTGAATCCATGTGTCTCCGTCGTTGTCTTCATCCGCACCGCTTTGAGCACAGCCGCATCCACAGAGTACCACATGTTTACAATGGCGGGGTTAGCAGCACGCCAGGCCGATACCAGATCCGGCAGTTCTGATTCTTCGATGCCCATTTCGACAGCGCCCATTGCTTTCAAAGCACCGGTCGCGCCGCCATAACCCAATGCCAACTCGCTGATTTTGCCGCGCTGCCGCAAATGTGAATTCTCGCCGTGCTTCTCGACTTTGCAATGGAACATCTTAGAAGCACACTCACAATAAATATCTTTATTAGCTGCAAAAGCATCGATCCTCCACTGCTCCTTCGCCAGGAACGAGAGGCAGCGTGCTTCGACAGCAGAATAGTCCGCAACATAGAATTTGTATCCTGGTTTCGGCACGAGCGCTGTCCGGATCAATTCTGAGAGCACCTCCGGGACTGAATCATATAAAAGCTCCAGAGCAGCATAGTTCCCGGTCCGCACCAGCTCTCGTGCTTCTGCCAGATCCGGCATCGAATTTCTTTTTAAATTCTGCAGCTGCACAAGCCGGCCGGCAAACCGTCCGGTCCTCGGTGCTCCCAGGAACTGAAACATCCCCCGGATACGATCGTCGCTGCAGGCAGCCCGCTCCATCGTCTGGTATTTCTTTATGGAGGATTTTGCTGTCTGCTGCCGCAGGGCAAGCACCTCTTTCATGTCTTCCGGCGCCGTTTCGATCAGCTCCGCCACCGCCTTCTTTCCAAGCGTATCGGTGACCACGCCATTGTCCGCAAGATAACCTTTAAGCTGCTGTACTGAGTTCGGGTTCTCCAAACCGGTCAGCTCTGCCATCTGTGTAATCAGTTTCTCGTGGGTATGTTCATCGATCGCAATGGCGTTTTTAACCAGCTGCATGTCCACCTGGGTGCCACGATCGTTGATCTCCTGGTCGATCCGATACTCCTGCCAGACACTTTCCGGAACCGGATACTTCGAAAGCCGCTCCTGGATCTGCACTTCCACCTCCACGTCGCGGATGTTGTATGATTTGAAAAGGCTCCACTTGGCCGGCGCATCGACAGGGAGGTTTCTGGTCCTGCCGCCGTTCGACTTTGTGGGTTTACAGGGCACACTGAAAAACCGGATCAAATCCTTTCCTTCCTGCATCTTCTTATCCTTAAGGCCGAGCACTTCACCAACCTGGGCCAGTGATAATGGCAGTCCACGATAAGCAGACCATACCATCGAGCAGCGCCAGGATTCCGGATCGAGATATTTCCCGACTGTATCTTCGGGAATGCTATAGCTCGCAAAGTGCTCCGGATGATGCTTGCGCAGGTACGCGGAGATGCAGACCCGCTCAAACATACAGTTGAACGCCCACTTCATAACATCCGGGTCCGTCAGTGCCTTTAGTATCTCTTCCGGCAGTTCTTCTCCCGATGCCAGGTCCACACAGGACACCGGCCCGTGATCGACGGAGTACCCAAACAGTAATATTTCAAAATCATCAGCCTCGCTGTATTTATACACACCGACCTTAGCCAGCTCCGCCGACGAATACGTCTCAATATCTATGGAGAGATTTTTCATTGACTTCCTCCAATCCAAAAGGCCGGACAAGACATATCCTGCCCGGCCGACCGCTTTACTCCTGTGTTTCCATCTCTGTCTCAGGATGCTTTCTGTTTTTCCATTTCTTCTTCACCCAGCGAACAAAGGTCACGATCCAGTATCCGTAGCCCCAGATCCACAGACCGATCATCGCTCCAAAAGCACCTGCCACCAGCATCTGTTTCATCGTTTCGTATGTCAGCATTTTGTCACCTCATGGTCTTTCTTTGACTGGCGGCAGGGAAACCCCACCGCCGTTTGTCTGTAACACCTTATCAATCCAGGAAATCTTCATCCTCATCCGCGAAGTCATCCGCTGCACGAGCTCTGCTGCCGAGCGGTTCCCCGTCACGGATCTTCTGAAGGTTGTTCAAACCGCACGCGATCCCGCGATTTCCGGAGCTGTTGAAGGCGTAAAACGAAATCGACGCCCTGCCGTACACACCGCTGTAAACCTCGGAATGGTCAATGATCTCCTGACGATCCGCATCCACGATGCCAGGTGCCGTAGTGGAGTTCGCATTGATGAAGTAGGAATCCTTGTAGGCTTCATCATCCGGTCTCTCCAGGTCACCGTCACGGAGCGGCGTCTTGATAGCGGACAGTGCCGGCACGGACTTGCCGTTTCCTTTGAGCTTGCCCTGGCCTTCTTCATAGGCAGCCTGGATCGCCGCCTTGATCTTGCTGACGGTAACAGTGTCCTTTTTCGGTACGATCAATGAAACCGAATACTTCGGCGTGCCGCCATTGATCGACTTCGGCTCCCATGCATTGCAGTAGGACCAGCGAGTATCTTTTCCAGTAATCACTTTTGTCGGGTTAATCATCTTAGACATAATTTTTCCTCCTATGTCACTCTTTGAAATCTTCTGCAGCCGAGTTCATCTCCGGCCGTTTGTCGCTCTGTGGAACTAAGGTGGGTTTGCCCTGCGGCCGCTCCACCAGACCGCCGAGCAGTTCATCGAACTTCTTCCTGCCAAGCATAGATGTCATCGCCGTGATCCCCAGGATACGTTTTTCATAAGGATCGAAGCCCGCTGCCTCTACAGCTGCAGCTACGGATGCCTCGTTCACATATTTCCGGTTTGCCCGGCCAGCCACCAACTTAAAGCCACTCCACTTCTTTCCGGACAGCGCCTTCTGTAGCGCATAGTCCTTCAGATCGGATGCCCAGCTTGTCAACTGATCCAGTTTTGGCAGTATTGCCTCGATCTCTGTATCCTCCAGGGTTGCCGGCATTGCAAAGTCGTAACGTGCGAGCTCCAGGTTGTATTCTGCCCGCTTTCTGCAATTTGCTTTCACACTGCAGAACTGGCAGTGATCACCTGCTTTGAAAGTGCCCTCGCCTACGAACGCTTGCTGGGCTGCCGGTACCAGGACTTCTTCGGCCCAGGTGAAGAGATCCTCCTTTGTCATGTCGCACTCACTGATGTGCTCCAGACGCGGCTGGTATATGACCATCCGGACGTTTTTGATGTCGTAGATCCCGTCGAACATGTCCACGCAGCCAAGTGCATAACATCGAAGCTGCGGTGATGATCCGTCGACCTTGATCCCTGCGCCGTATTTCATATCGATAATCGTCAGGGTATCATCACCGACCACCAGCGCATCTGCGGTTCCGAAAGACTCCGGAATCCAGCGAGAAAGATCCAGCCGCTGCTCTACGAGAACTGTCGGGTCCGGACAGGTTTCTTTTGCCTTTTCCACCTGCTCCAGGACGTACTCGACATAGCCGTCCGTGCAGCTTTCCATCTCCTGGTCATAACAGTCGAGGTCTTCTGTGGGATCACGAGCCTTCCTTCCGAGAGCCGTTTTCAGTTTGTACTCGCACAGCGCATGTGCGCAGGTCCCCTGAATGGCATACTCGCTTGTCCGGCCACCGGTTCCGCTGTTCAGTTTTGCCGATGGCGGGCAGGCGATCCATCTGGGACTGGATGATGCTGAGAGAAATGCGTGCTGATCAGGCATCGGGGATCACCTCCGCGTCCTTAAGAAGCGCCGCGTAATCTTCCGGCTTAATCTCGGAGAGCTTTCCGGCACCATACTTCTGCAGGAGCTCGCGGATCGCATCTGTGTTTTCTTTACTCACGCGAGTCTTCTTTGCCAGCGCAGCCCGGACCTCTTCAAAAGTTACCGGCTTTTCTGTTTTAGCAGCACTTTCTTTATTTTGCTGCTCATTCTCCTCTTTTGCTTCCGGTTCCGGAGCTGAGAAGATTTCCCGGAGTGACTCCGAAATCCCGATCAACATTTCGCCGCAGTGCCTGAGCTCATCCAAAGTCAGGGATAAGTCGCTCATCTTTGACATGACTACCTCCTTTCTCATCCGCCATCTGCATCCTGGTCGCGATCCGCTTCGAAAGAGCACTGATCACGAACAGGAGCGAGATGACATCTGCCCTTGTGTACTTCTGGCTTGTATACATGACAGCCACCTCACTTTCTGGAAGGTTTTGTTTTGTATCTCTCCTTCCAGAACACACAGGACAGTCGAACCAAAAGTGAGCAAAGATTTTTTTGACTTTCCCCGCGGCCATTTCTGACCGCAGGGAGTGACGTATTATCTGTAATCTTTCAGCTGCTCACGCAGTCTCTTGATGAGAACCTTCCGGCGATATGAAACGGTCGTCTGTGGGATGCCGGTTTCTGCAGAAATCTTCCGATCAGAAAGGCCGTCACCGAAAAGATCCAGAATGGCACGGTCATTCGGTGCAAGCTGGGCCAGGGCCTTATGAAGCACACCAATCAGTTCATTCATGATGACGGTATCTTCCAGGCTTGATCCGCCCTGCGGAATATCCAGGCCATCTTCCAGCATGCGGTCGATGGAAAGAGGTGCGGCACCGACTGCTTTTGTGCAGTCCGGACCACCAGTTCCTTTCTCCTGCTGCCGCTGCTGGCGCTTCTTTTCCTTCCAGGCCGGACGCTTGTACGCCCGATACACTGCTTCCGTGACCGGAATCTTCTGGCCGTCGATCTCGATGTAGTAATTCTCGTTTTCATTATTCAGTTCTCTGTTTTGCATGTTCTTGTCTCCTATGCCGGAGGCACAAGAAGGCAGGAACATGGTTCAGACTCTTAACGAGGAGGACCGGCCCTTCTTACGGGCAAAAAAGAGCGCACGAAAGAAAGGGTCTCAGCATCAATTCATCCACCAGTCCTCCTGGACCGGTAAATAAATCTATGGCTGACATCCTGCCTTCATGCGCACTCGGGCTCGATATCAAATTTTTCAAAGTACAGTTGCTACGTAGTTATATATATAAGGTTGGGATTTGTCGGACCGGAACCGGTCCTGAAGATAAGCTAAGATGAATCGTAAAACATAATGTTTGCCTCCCTGGGTTTGACTCTGATTTGACTCGTTTCTCTTACCGAAGTACCTTTCGGTGAGTCTAAAATAGCACCCTTCCAGGAAGCCGTCACAAAGTGCCACTTAGCCAAAAAACCGCATAAAATAAGGGTTTCCGGGACTTCGTCATTTCGACAAAATCTCGGAAACCCTTATGGTTTCTTGCCTTATAAAAATAGTGGCACTTAGAAAAATTCTTGAATTTTATCTGTTTTTGGTCGGGATCGGCTTATACCCCCACTCCGCCAGTTTCTCATTCCATTTCTTTAATTTCTCTCCGGCGTGGTTGAAGATCAGATCCATGTATAATGTATTCTCTTCCGTCAGAGCACTCATCAGATCGTGATCTGCCTTCCGGAACAAATCCATACTGTAAATTGGCTGCAGTCCAAGTCCTGCGCACAAAGCCAGTACATAGCTTTTCCCTGGTCGCTTATTCTGACCACTTAAGTACTGGCCGATTGTCACATCAGAAATATCTGAATCAATACTGAGCCCCATAACATCGATACCCAGCCGGTTCATATGATACTGCAGGGTCCCTTTAAATGAAGATGGCATCTCATCAGCATTTTTCTCGATATCCTGTGCTTGTGCTTTTATCTGTTTGCACTGCTTTGCCCGATCCGCTTTGGTTTGTGTATCCTTCTCGTTCGGATC